CAAGCTCAGAGATTCGATTCGTCATCTCCTGCTCAGACTTGTACTGGCTCATGGTCGCGTCGAGTTCCGGCGTCGCAGCATCGGGATACTGGAGCTTGACGGCTTCCTGAATTTTCAGCTTGGCAACCGGATGCTTCAACAGCGTTGCGACGGTGGTGCGCAACGTGTTGAGACGCTGCAGCTCGGCCTCATCGATCTCGATCGTCGCCATGGCTTACTTCCCCGTCGTGGTGCCGGCGTTCGGCACGTGACTGATCGTCAGCTTGCCGGACTTTTCCTGCGACGGCAGGTGGCTCTTGCGACCGCCTATGTCGATCTGCTCCATGTCGACGCGCACGATCTGCTCGTCGCTGGTCGGGATCGACTTGGCATTGTTCTGAAAGATGTTCGTTCCCATGATAGACTCCTGTCAGATGTCGTGGCCGCGGCGCGAGCGAGCGACATGCTCGACATCCATCGCGTCGTAGCGAGGATAGTTGGACATCGCGAGCGCGCGAGCCTCGGCCGGCGTCATGCAAGTGCGAACCGGAGCGTCTCCTCGCGGATAATCCTGCGAAGGACCGATCGCATAGGATGATTGTTCCGGCGCTTCAGTCGGCATCTTCGACTTGTCTTCGAAGATATTGCTCATGCGGCTCTCGGCATTCCAGCAGCCATCGGCGGCGCTCCTGGCGGTCCACCTGGCGGCTGTCCTTGTGGCCCCCCGGCCCCCGCGGCACCCTGTGCCATCTGTTGCTTCGCCTGCTGGAGCTGCTGAGCGTTCTGGGTGTTCTGCATCGCCATTCGCTCGATCCCTCGCCGCTCGACGGCCGGATTGGGATCGGCAGGCGTCATCTTCGACACCATGCTCAGCATCTTCAGGACTTCCTTGCCCATATCAGACTGATATCCGACAAGGTTGAGAATCTCGGTGAGTTGCTTCCCGATCAGCCCCAGCCTCTGAGCCGCAGCTGCCTCATAGCCCTTGTTGGGCGACGCCTGGCTGACAGGAGAGGCGCCGAACGGGGGCTGTTGGGGTTGCTGACCGGCAGCAGGTGCTGGGGCTAACTCAGGCATTGTGCGTCGATCGTCTTACTTGCGACGACCGCGCCGGCCGCGCCGGTTCCGCACGATCAGATCGTTGAGCATGTCGCTCTCCTATCCGTGGTGGAATTCCGGACCATTCCGGACTTGCGCTTTAGCATCAATTCAGTGGCTTGTTTTTGCAATACGATTTGTTTTATAACTGGATAGCACCGGGTATCACCCATGTTAACGGGGCTGCTGTGGAACAGACTTCGACAACATTGCCGCTGTTTTTGACCATCCCTCAAGCTGCCCAAGCGCTCACCATCAGTCCTATGCTTCTTCGCCAATACATCTGGGCCAAGAAAGGCCCGCGCGTGAGAAAAATAGGCGGTCGCCGCATCATCCATCGCGACGATCTCGTGAAGTGGACTGGAAAAGATCACCCGACTCTGCGAACAAAGAAAGGCTGACAGATCATGTGGATGATTACAGTTTCATTCGGATCGAACAGTTGCCCGCTGCTGTTCAAGACAGTGGAAGCAGCGCAAGCAGCGTGGAACAAAATCGCAATTTCACCTCCGTTTCAATTTGCGCCTGATTCCCAGTCGATGGAAAATTTGCGGCTTCAGCAAGGACTCACGGTGATGACTCCTGTTTTAATTCAAGACGATTTCGGGCGATCTATTTTTATCGCCACCCTCAACGGCGCAGTATTCGAAGACATGAACGCAGCCCAGGAAGGCCAGATCGAGATCGGCCTGCATCAGGCTCGCGGACAGGTGAAAGCGCAGCAACGTGGTGCCAGCGATCCAGTGTTGCAAGCCGCACATCGATTGCAGCAAGGTGGTCCAGCAATCCTATCGCCCGGGATGGGACCGAACGGACGGATGTTCTAACGCTTCCCGCCCGATAGCATCTTCACGCCGACGCGCTCAGCGACCTTGGCAGCGACCTCGGGGTCAGCGTTGATCTGACCCTTGAGTTCGTCCATCTGCTTCTTCTTGGCTTCCTCGCGCGCCGCCAGCTCAACCTTGGCCTTTTCCTTGTTCGGGAGCGGCGTGTTGTCGATGACGTATTCAGGTCCGACAATACCCGACTTGTGCGAAGCGAACACGAGCTGCGTGTTCTCATCGGAGAAGATCGGCGACGAGGAATGACTATCCACCACGATGCGCGAATCATCCGGTATGTCGGTCAGCAAGAACTTGGTGTTCTCCGGATCCTCGATCGGATTGTTCGCCTTGGTCCAGTAGTGACGATCGTCCTTGGCACACATGATATCGAAAGTCAGATCGGCCGACTGGGCGCATTGGCGTTCGATCAGAAGCGCGCGATCACGTAGCGACGGAGCCGCCGTCTTGAGCAGCGTCTGCGCGTGATTGCCGGCGCGCACGCCCTGCTCACCCTTGCCCTGCATGATATCGGGAAAACCGCCAAGCGTGTTGATGATCTCGATGACGAACTTGAGCATCGCCATCGCCTCTGGCGGCATCTTCGGCGTCAAATCCTCGATCTTGGTCGTGGCTTCGAAGTTGCCCCAGCCGGCCGAGCGGAATGCTCCGTAGCGTTCATCGGTCATTCCGGAATCGCCGATGAACACGAGTATCTTGTCGATCTGCAAGCCGAACAGCCGCTTGATGTCATCGCACCAGGTCGACAGCAGCGCTTGCGGCTCGATCAGGTCGACCAGCTCGCTGCGACCCCAGAACCAATTGGTCACCTCATTGGCCTGGATCAACCGATATGGTTGAAGTTGGCTATTCTGGATGAGCAGGTTGGTGCGCCGGATCACGTTCTTGCCCACGACCACCGGAGAGATGATCACGTCGGGCTCGATCATAATGATAGTCGAGTAGTCGGTGTCGTCCTGTACCCAGATCTCATGGCACGTCACCACATCGGCGCCGATCACCGGACCCATGACGGCATAGTTCGGATCGTTACCGAGCTGCACGATGCCGCCAGGCAACGGGCGCGTTGCACCGTTCACGCCAGTCTGCAACACGGATGACGACAGAATCTGGTGGAAGAAACTCTGTGGGTCACTGACCGCAGTACCCTTAACTGAATGTACCTTGATGCGCTCGAACAATTTCTTGGCGTCCGGCATCCAATAGATGCGCCGCCAGACCTCGGGCAACGTCAGGATCGTAGTCTCGCACAGCGCATGCTGCTTGTTGATATCGTTCTCGGCCTCGTTGAAAACACCAAACTGCCACGGCATCGTGATCTTGGAATAATAAACTGGATGCTTGTCGGTGCCTTCCTGCTGAACCCACTGCTTCAAGATAGCAGCGCCGTACTTGAGCGACTCGAACACGCCGCGACCGAACAGCATGTCGGTATTGGTTCGATCCCACTGCCTCGTTACCGCCTTGGCGGCAACACCGGCCTGCTCGTACGTAGCGGCCGGGTAGGTCAATTCGAAATCCATCGTGAACCGGAGTTCAACCGGCGAGAACAAGTGCGAAGCCGTGCGAGTAAGATGGCTGTACATCATATTGATCAGAGACTTGGTGTTGTCATAGCGTCCAGTCTCAGTGATCACATTCATCAGCCGGCAATAGGCGGAGCGCATCGCCTGGCTGACGCGACACTGCTCTTTGAGATCGTTGGCGAACGCGACCAGCTCGCGTTCATTGTCTGGGATGATGCTCACCCACGTCGCCTATATCCGGGCTGCATTGTTTCCAGTGCCGGACGATCCGACACGGCGGCTCCACCGGAAATGTTGGTGTGGTGCTGCTGCAACATCGAGCGTGCGCGAGCCCCCGCATTCGGCGCCGGTCCGACCTGAACCGCGCCACTGTACTCGGATCCATTGCCCTGAAAGCCGCCGATCTTGGTCTGCTCCATGAAGGCAACGACTGAATTGTTCGCGGCAGTCACCGGAGGCGCCGCTACATCACCTTCGCGGCGCGCATCGGACAGATTGGTGATCTTGAGCCCGGACATCTCGGACGTCGGTACACCTGCCATCTCGGCGGCAGCCTCGGCGCGCTTCTCGGAAGCGGTTTCCATCTCACGATAGACCTTGTCGGTCGCCGACGACCGCATGGTCCGGATCGACGGCATGACGATATCATCGTCCGCGCGATCATTATATCCCATATGAGTATGACAAATCGGGCATTCGTCCGGCCACTTCTCGGACTTCGGATCGAACGCAAAC